TAGTTACCCTGCGCGCTGCTATCAAATTATCGACCTCGGTACGACCGAACAAGGCGGTATTTATGCAGGCAAAAAACGCAAAGTCCAATTCCTATTCGAGCTACCAACCGAGAAAGCGGTATTCGATGAAAGCAAAGGCGAACAGCCATACTACGTTCGCAGCATTTACACGCTTTCAATGAACGAAAAGGCTTTATTACGCCGCGATGTTTCGGCATGGCTTGGCAAAAAGTTAACCGACGGCGAAGCATCAAAGCTCGATATTTTTAAGATGCTTGGTAAAACGTGCATGGTAAATATTGCGCACGTTACCAAAGGCGAAAACACCTACGCAAACATTATCAGCTTCGCGCCGCTTATGAAGGGTTACGAATGTCCAGCACCGATTAACGAGGCATTCACTTACACACCGACCGCGCACGACCAACAAGTATTTGCAAAGCTACCCGAGTTTTTACAGGATAAAATAAAAGAGTCTGACGAATACAAGGCAATGACAACGGCAAGTTTTAAAAACGATTTTACACCTAAAACGCAGCCACCTCAAAACTTTGAGGAACTACCCGACATCGACGATATTTTCGGGCAAAAAGCAGCTAATGACTTGCCGTGGGATTAAATGATAAAGGGCGGCAAAGCGCCGCCCTCTAACCTTAAAATAAATAAACATACATGAACACACTTGCAAAGGTACAAATACCAATCGAAAAAATATACCACGCGATTAATTCGCCTCAAACTTTAAACGCGCAATCGATAGTAGCTCGCAACACGGGCGGCGGCGAAGCGCTTTCAGTTCAAAACGTAAGCGAATACACCGCAATGAACGCCGCTGTAAAAGACGTAAGCGATGCGGTTAAGGCAATCGAAGCAGCCCGTAAAGAGGTAACCACACCGCTCGAGCATTTCAAAAAGGAACTCATTAAGCTCGAAAAAGATGCCACAGCGCCGCTACTCGATTTTATGGAAGATGCCAAAAAGCGAATGGTAGAATACCACGAACGGCTCGAAGCTGAACAGGAAGCAGCCGAAGAGAAACTAATAGCCGAAGCCGCGCAAAGCATGAAGGAAGCCGAAGCGGTTAGCGATGTAATCGCAGCGTTTACCGATAAGTTATATGCCACAACGGTAGAAAATAACCAAACGAAAAACATACGCAGTACCATTAAGGCGCGTGTTAAGGGCGAGGTTAACTGGCTTAAGGTGCTTTCGGTTCAATTTGCATGTAACAACCTAAAGCGCGAAGATTTACTAAACGGCTTGCCTAAAGCAATGAAGGAGTTAGGCGTTGATAGCATCGAAGGTATTGAGCTTTACGAACATAAAACGCAAGTAATCCGATGAGAATAGACGATAACACCGCAATAGTCGAAGATAGCTTCGGTAATGGCATAATCGTACGCCGTGGGGGTAACACCCTGCGGCTATCGATACGGCTTGCAAGTCAAAAAAACGAGCGGCAAATTGGAACGATAGATATGCCAACGCGAACGCTAACAATAACGCGCAAACGCTCAAAGCACCTACTAAAAAAGGGAAACGCATACGGCTTAAATCATAAGTTAATCGCTGATGCTACGCGCTTCGATACGGTGCGAATAGTTGACGATTACGCAAGCTGGAGCATACCGCGTGAGTACATACTCGAAAACGGCAAATTTCTTTTATTTGCAAAGCAAGGCTTCGAGCTTCAGATATTTATTTCACTTGAACAAATCGAAAAATTTAAACAATGAAAAAGCAAACAGCGACAGAGTATTTTTACGATAGAATAATGGATATTTTTATTAAATACCATGAAGAGGATGTACCCACTTTTGATTTCAGCAAAGCAATGACCGAGGCGTTTGATACCGCCAAAGCAATGGAAGAACGGCAAATAATCTACGCACACGATAGCGGCTACATTGACGGGCAAGGGCAAAAAAGAATATCAGCCGAACAATACTACACCGAAACATACGAACAATGACACGCGACGAATACATTAAACACCCAGCCATAAGCGCAAGCCGAATAAAACGTTTTTACACGGGCGATATAAGCTACGCACAAAAGGCGCTAACCGAGGGCGCGGCGTTCCATTTCGATTTACTTGAGCAACCTTACGAAAGTATGCCAACGACTACCCAAAACGTTTATAATGCGATTCACGCGGTTGAAATGTTAGGCGAACTATTCGACAAATCGCAGCACGAATACATTACGCTAAACACAATAACCGTTGGCGGCATAACGGTCGAAGGTAAGGGAATGATGGATTTGTGCTGGTTAGAGCGCGGTATCATTGCCGACGTTAAAACAACGAGCGCAAAGAATATAAAAGCATTTGCCGCCGATATGGTAGCACATTGCAACCATGTTCAGGCGGTTTGGTATTCACTTTTGATGGGGTTCGACCCTCGGCAATTTTACTATATCGGAGTGCCACCAAAGGTTAAAAAGTCGGGTAAGTTTAGCGACCTCTATTTGTACCGTCATAACGAAGAAGAAATCGCAAGTGCAACGGATTTAATAATTAACTACTTGAGCCATGAAGGAACGCGTTAAACAAACGAAATTTGATTACCTAAAACTAATTAGTCAACTCGATAGGCTAATTAAATGGATGCCTGAAACGGGTGTCGGGTATCAAAAAAAGTTAACTAAGTGCGCCGAGTTTTGGTGGCTGCATAAAGGAACGATACCAGCGAACACGATTGCAATACTTTTAAAAGTTCAAAAAACCGATTTAATAAATTTACTCAATGCGCAAATCATCGAAAGAGGCACTTACATACGCTAACGACCTCGGCGACCTTACCGAATTTATCGGACACACCTACAAAAATGTAGCCGCCTACCTTTTATCCTGCGGCTTCGAATACTTAGAGTGCTGTTTTAAATATCGCAAGGTGTTTAACGACCACGAAAACAATCGAAGCATAATGATAGACCTTTACGACGAAACAACCGATTTAAAAGGGCGCGTTGAATACATGATAGTTTGTAATAATATCTACAAACGATGAAACGCCGCCCGCCACGCGAAAGCGATATTTATTCTGCCATTGCCCGTTATATGAGCTTAAAGCACCCCGAAATACTTTTTCGGTTTGACTTTAGCGCAGGAACTAAAATGAGTATGGGACAAGCAAGGGTTCACAAAAGCATGAACCCGCAAAGAGGCTACCCCGATTTATTTATCGCCGCGCCGCGTGGAAACTTTAGCGGTTTATTCATTGAAATAAAAAAAGGCGATTTTAACCCGTTTAAGCGCGATGGAACGCTAAAACAAGATGAACACCTTACCGAACAATTTGAAGTCCTTACGCGGCTTAAAAACGCAGGTTTCGAGGCATTGTTTTGCTCGGGGTTAGATGAGTGTATTCAAACGATTGAAAACTATTTGAATCAATAAATTTTGTATATTTGAGCGTTCAGAGGTAGTAGCCTGAATGATGTTTCAAAAATCTTGAAGCCCTTTGGGGGCTGCGAGGCAAGGTTAAAACCGAGCCGCTACTACCGCAGCCATCAAAGGGTATTTTTTTTAATATGGAAACTAATTATTTAGAACAAATCGAAGAGGCGTTAATCAATGCAGCTATTGAGAAACAAATTGAATTAGAGCGTAGAGCTTGTGAGCCTGATGTTGAATACAGAATAGCCATAGAAAATTTGTTAAGATATAAAAGGCGAAAATGCTGGATAAAAAGAGGCATTGAATTATTCGGAAATAATTTACCTTTTTAATCATGTTTAATTATTTCAATGGGTATTGGAATTGGGCAGGCGAAAACCCTGCCCACAATAACCCGACCTCAACGGCTATTTATTTTTATATTGTTTCGATAGCTAACCAGCTTGGATGGAAGCCCGAATTTAGCCTTTCATCTACTCAGGTTATGAACGGTTGCGGAATAGCTAACTATAAAACCTACAAAAAGCATTTAGATATTTTAATTGAAAACGGGCTAATAAAGATAGTTCGAGAATCAAAAAACCAATACATGGCTAATATATTTGCTTTGGTAAATTTTACCGAAGCACTACCAAAGCAAGACCAAAGCATTACCGAAGCGTTACCGAAGCAAGCCCAAAGCACAGCCCATATACATAAGACTATAAAGACTAATAAGACTATAAAGACTTATAAGAATATTGATGAGATAAAAAAGGAGCATTTTGCTGATGAAAAAATTAATAGCCTATTCATTCAATTTTTATCTGAACGAATCGCTCGTAAAAAATACCCTACCGAATATTCGATAGAATTGCTAATAAAAAAAATGCGCAAAATCTATAAAACAAAAGATGAAGTAATCGAAGGGCTTGAGGAAGCAATAGCAAACGGTTGGAGCGGTTTATTTGAAGTTAAACGCAATAACCCTAAACAACAAGAACCAACAGTAACACGCGCCTCGATGGGGCTAAAGATGCAATAATTAAGAAAAAGTATTCAGAATCAAAATAAAAAAATATATTTGCAACGCATGAAACCACTACCTAAAATTGAACAGGCTTTAATTTTCCTTTGCCTAAATGCAGACGAAAATTATAAAGAGATAATGCCGCAACTCGGCGAACATCTGTTTCAAGATGCCACCGCGCTAAGTTGTTTTAAGCTCATTAAGGCAATCATAAAAGACGAAAAGCAACCGACACTCCTAACCATTGCCCAATACAACAAAACCGAAAAAAGCCTAACGCCTCAAAACATTTCAGAGCTTGCAAGCTGGGGCAATGAGTTATCGTATAACGAACCCGTTAACGATTACATCGCAATACTAAAAGACGAACATATTAAACGGTCGGTTAGCTCAATACTAACCGAGCAAGCGTTAGGAATAGGAACGATGCGAAGCGGCGTTGAAACGGCAACCGAAATAATAAAACGCCTTAACTCTTTAATCGAGGACGGTAGCCCGACCGATAATATTATAAACATGGCTCAGTTATCCGACGAAGAACGGCAAGCATATTACCGCCGCGCCGCTTTGTATCAATCAGGGCAAACGAGCGGTTTAAATACAGGGTTAAGCGCCTTAAATCGTTTTACGGGCGGCTTTCATCCCGAACTAATAATTTTAGCGGGTCGCCCTTCGATGGGTAAAACAGCCCTCGCACTATTTCACGCGGTTCAGTTTGGCGAAGCGGGCGTTTATTTCAACCTCGAAATGAATCGCAGCCAGTTAGCGCAGCGCCTTATTTTGCAGCACGGCGAAAGCCTAATTAATAGCGCACGCCTTCGGGATGGTAACCTAACACAACCCGAACTACACGCGTTCGAGCAATCGATAGGCAAAACCGAACAGCTCCCTATTTTGATTTACGACAAAGCGAGATGCGGTGTACATGAAGCCGTAAGGATATTGCGCCGCGAGGTGCGTAAAAATCGTTGTAAGTGGGCTATAATCGATTATTTGCAGTTAATGACTATTGAGGGCTTCAAAGGCGGTAATCGCGAGGCGGAGGTGGCTGAGATAAGCCGAACGCTAAAAGCCGCGCAAAAGGAACTAAACATACCGATTATCGCACTTGCTCAATTAAGTAGGCAAGTAGAACAACGCGCCGATAAACGACCGATACTTTCAGACCTTCGCGAATCGGGTAGCATCGAACAGGATGCCGATACCGTTATGTTTGTTTGGCGACCAGCTTACTACGCGCTTAATGAGGATAACGGCACGCCATACACGAACGACGTTTTTTACTTATTTGAAAAGCATCGGCAAGGCTCGACGGGTGAAGTACGATTTAAGCATAACGAAACGCTAACGCATTTTACCGATAATGGCGGTAATACTGGCAGCAGCTTTCTACCAGTTAAGGAAACCGCAATACTACCTAACGAAACATTTGACTTTACGCCGTTTTGAGCCTTGCACATAACGGTTCTCGGCTTGACGAGGTTGGGGACTTAAAAGCACAATCGCTCAATTTATTACTAATGTTAATTAAAAACACAAATGATGAATAAAGAACAAAACCCCGAATCTTGCCAAATCGATGTTAGCAGTAGTTATTTGCCTTTAACATTGTTGAGAATAATTGAAATAGTTGACCAAACAAAAGATTTAACAGAAGAAGAACAAACCAAAATTGCATACTTAATGCCAATGACTGCTTGTGGTTTATATGTTTTAAATATGAAATCAAGGCATAATATATCGGTTTCGATATAATTACTGCTAACGTAT